AGTTCAACCAGATGGCTTTCTCAATCGAGAAGGTTACTGTTACCGCTAAGTCAAGAGCACTGAAGGCTGAGTACAGCCTCGAACTGGCTCAAGACCTGAAGGCAATCCACGGTCTGAACGCTGAAGCTGAACTCGCTAACATTCTGTCAAGCGAGATTCTGGCTGAGATCAACCGTGAGGTTATCAGAACCATCTACAAGATCGCTGAGCAAGGTGCTGTTGAGAACGTTGCTACCCAGGGTGTATTTGACCTGGATATCGACTCCAACGGTCGTTGGTCAGTTGAGAAGTTCAAGGGTCTTCTGTTCCAAATCGAAAGAGATGCTAACAGAATCGCTCAGAGAACTCGTCGTGGAAAGGGTAACATCATCATGTGTTCAGCTGACGTAGCTTCAGCTCTGACCATGGCTGGTGTTCTCGATTACACCCCAGCTCTGAACGCTAACCTGAACGTTGATGACACCGGCAACACCTTTGCTGGAACCATCAATGGTAAGTATCGTGTTTATATCGATCCTTATTCAGCTAACCTGGCTGCCGACAACGGTGGTCTGGCACAAGGATCCAACCAATACTACGTTGTTGGTTATAAGGGTTCTTCAGCTTATGACGCTGGACTCTTCTATTGTCCTTATGTTCCCCTCCAGATGGTTCGTGCCGTTGGAGAGGACACCTTCCAGCCCAAGATTGGCTTCAAGACCCGTTATGGTATTGTCGCCAACCCATTCGCGGAAGGAACCGATCAGGGTCTCGGTCGTCTTCGTGTCAACAGCAACCGCTACTACAGAAGAGTTGCTATCAAGAACCTCATGTGATCCATTTCACACAGGTTTCTCTGGGGTCCGAAAGGACCCCTTTTTTTATCTAAATAATTAGAAAAAATGGCGATATCTAACGCATATAAGAATCAGATACAGAATAGAAACTTTCTATCTCCTGTAGGATTTAAGTTTGTTGTAAATAGAGCTCGTAAGGTTTCTTTCTTTGGAAACTCTATGAATATTCCAGGTTTGACTCTTGGTGTTGCAAATCAACCAACATACCTGAAGGATATTCCTCTACCTGGAGATAAAATTGAATTTTCTGATTTAAAATTAAGATTTCTTGTTGATGAAAATCTTGAGAATTACATGGAAATTCAAAGATGGATTCGTGGACTTGGATTTCCAGAGAGTTTGGATGAGATTTATAATTTTCAAAAAGATAATCCTGCAATGGATGCACAGTTCAAAGATCAAATGAACTTGTATTCAGATGCTACTCTTTTTATTCTTACAAGTAGTAATACAGCAAACTTTCAAGTAAAGTTCAGAAATATTTTCCCATATACTTTGACAGATCTTCAGTTTGACGCTACCGATAGTGATATTGATTATTTGACTGCAGAGGTAGGTTTCAAGTATACTATCTATGATATAGTAGACAATAGCGGAAACCCATTACACTATGACACTTGATTTGGATACAATCCAAAAAATGTGGGAACAAGATTCTAAGATTGATGTAGACAATCTTCATACTGAATCATTAAATATCCCCAGTTTACACGCAAAGTATTTTGAGATCTACAATAATATTATTCTTCTCAAAAAGAAAGCGGAACAACAAAAGAAAAATATCAGACACGAACGTTACGAGTATTTTAGTGGAAAAGCGGATCCTGATGTTTACATCGAAAATCCATTCCCTAAGAAAATCCGTGATAAAGATACTCTTCAAAAATACTTAGATGCTGATGAGAAATTATCTTCAGTTTCTCTGAAAGTGGAATACTATGACACAATGTTAAATTACTTGGAGAGTATTCTTAAAGTTATTCAAAATAGAACTTATCAAATTAAAAACGCTATCGAATTCATTAGATTTACTGCTGGATTAGGGTAAATAAATATCCATAGATGAATGGATATATGTGATTGATACAACAGCAAATCTTGTTATTTCAAAATCCAACGAAGTATTTCTTAAAGTCAATACAGAACCTCACATAGAATACGAACTTAGAGATCACTTTAAGTTCGAGGTTCCTAATGCAAAATTTATGCCTCAGTACAGAGGAAGGAACTGGAACGGGGAAATTCATTTGTATGATATGAGATCCAAACAGATTTATGTTGGGCTCTTAGATAAGTTAGTATCCTTCTGTAAACAATATGGATACACTTATAAGTTTGATGACAATAAATTCTATGGGTTACCCTTTGAGATTAATGAAGAGATCTCATATGAGGGTGTGAAAGATTATATGAAATCTATTTGTTCTCATTCTCCACGGGAGTATCAAGTAGAGGGAGTATATGATGCTCTAAGGCATAATAGAAAGCTATTGATAAGCCCCACTGCATCTGGCAAATCACTGATGATTTATTCCCTCGTAAGATATTACGTGGATAAAGGGCAAAAAATTCTTTTAATTGTACCAACGACATCTCTTGTAGAACAGATGTACAAGGACTTTCAGGATTATGGTTGGAATGCTGATTCATATTGTCACAGAATTTATTCGGGTAGAGAAAAGACAAATGAACATGCAGTTACAATTACAACCTGGCAATCTGTCTATAAGTTAGATCGTTCTTTCTTTGAAGACTATGGAGTTATTATAGGTGATGAGGCTCATTTGTTCAAGAGTAAATCTTTGGTACAAATCATGACTAAACTTCATCATGCTAAGTATCGTTTTGGATTCACTGGAACTTTAGACGGAACTCAAACTCACAAATGGGTTCTTGAGGGATTGTTTGGCCCATCATATAAAGTAACCAAAACTTCAGAACTGATGAAACAAGGTCACCTTTCTCAGTTGGATATTCAGTGTCTTGTTCTAAAACACCCACCTCAGAAGTTTGAAACTTATGAAGATGAGATACAGTATTTAATCTCTCACGAACAAAGAAATAAATTTATTACAAACCTTTCTCTTGATTTGAAAGGAAACACTCTTGTTCTGTTTTCACGAGTAGAAACACACGGAGCAATTCTCTATGAGATGATAAATAAAAATAACCGTGAAAATCGTAAAGTATTTTTTGTTCATGGTGGGGTGGATGCTGAAGAACGAGAACTTGTAAGAGAAATTACTGAAAGAGAAAACAACGCAATTATCGTTGCTTCTTATGGAACTTTCTCTACGGGAATTAATATTAAAAGTCTCCATAACGTTATCTTTTCTTCACCCAGTAAATCAAGAGTTAGGAATCTTCAATCAATCGGAAGAGTTCTTAGAAAAGGAAAAAATAAAACTAAAGCAGTTCTCTACGACATCTCTGATGATTGTACAATCCAATCAAGAAAGAACTATACTTTAAATCACTTCATAGAAAGAATTAAAATTTATAATGAAGAACAATTCAATTATGAGATAATCACTATTCAATTAAAGAGTAAATGAATTATTATACCTACGCATATCTTAGAGAAGATGGAACCCCTTACTATATTGGTAAAGGTAAAGGAAATCGTATTCACTCAAAATCCAATAGAGTTTTTAATCCACCACCCAAAGAGAGAAGAATATTTTTAAAACAAAATCTAACTGAAAATCAAGCATTTAGTCATGAAATCTATATGATTGATGTCTTCGGTAGAAAGGATTTGGGAACAGGTATTCTCCACAATAAATCAGATGGTGGTATTGGTGGAGGTGCTATGAAGGGAAAATCTCAAAGTGAAGAAACTAAAATTAAAATTGGTAATGCCAATAGAGGAAGAATTCATTCCAAAAAATCAAGAGAAAATATGAGTAAATCTCATTTAGGAAAACCAAATCCAAAGTCAGGAAGTTCTAGGAAAGGAAAATCATTTTCAGAAGAACATATAAAAAATAAAAGTGAAGCAGCTAAGTTATGGTGGAAGAAGAGAAGGGAGATTCAATCAAATGGGAATTGAAGAAGATTTTTATGCAACACTTAAATTAAAAACTGGAGAGGAGATCTTCGCAAAGGTAGCTGCTACCGAAGAAGATGATAGAACTCTTTTATTATTATCAAATCCAATTATTGTTGCTGAAATAAAAGGAAGAACTGGTGTAATGGGTTACAAGATAGAACCCTGGTTAAAGACAACAACAGAAGATATGTTTATTATCAATATTGATGATGTTCTCACAATGACAGAATCTTCTGATATTGAAATGATTTCTATGTATCAGACTTATTGTAGAGAATCTGATAAAACAAGAAAAAATCAAGCAAAGATCTCTCGTAAGATGGGATATCTTGCTAATGTGAATGATGCTAAAGAGATATTGGAGAAACTCTTTAAAGATAGCTAAAGCCTGATCTTCAAACCCAACAAAGGTATTCTACACAGTATTTGATACCTTGTCAACTATTTAAATAGGTGGTAGAATGTCTACATATTATGAGATAAACTAATGATAACTACAGCAGTCATGACCAAAAGAAAGAGGTCAGAACATTACGTTAACAACAAAGAGTTTCTTGCAGCACTGATTAGATATCGTGAGAATGTTGAAATTTCTTTCATTCAAAAATACGGTAGAGAACCTACCAAAGATGACAGATCTAAGTCTTGGGATACGAAGCCACAAATTCCCAGATATATTGGTGAGTGTTTCTTAAAGATTGCAAATCATTTATCATTCAAACCAAACTTTGTCAACTATATGTTCAAAGATGATATGATTTGTGATGGTATTGAGAATTGTGTTCAGTATATTCACAACTTCAATCCAGAGAAATCTCAGAACCCTTTTGCTTACTTCACTCAGATTATTCACTACGCATTCCTGAGACGCATTCAGAAAGAGAAGAAGCAACTGGAAATCAAAAATAAAATTCTTGAGAGGACAGGGTTTGATCAGGTATTTGACAGTGGTAGTGTTGACGGATCAGACTACTCCGACTATAATTCCATCAAGGATGCAGTTCACTCCAAACTTCGTTATTGAATGAAAGTCGCAATTATTACAGACCAACACTTTGGAGCAAGAAAGAATTCTAAACTCTTTCATGATTATTTCTTAAAGTTCTACAACGACGTATTTTTCCCAACGCTCGAGGAGTATGGGATTACTACTGTTGTAGATATGGGAGATACTTTTGATAGTCGTAAAGGAATTGATTTCTCTGCTTTATCGTGGGCTAAAAATAATTACTACGATCGACTTAATGAAATGGGTGTGAAGGTTCATACGATTGTAGGGAACCACACTGCATATTATAAAAATACAAATCAGGTAAATGCGGTCGATCTACTTCTGCGTGAATATGATAATGTAACTGTATATTCAGAACCAACTGAAGTAATGTTGGGTGAACTCCCAACTCTTTTTATTCCGTGGATCAATCAAGAAAATGAGGAAAGTACTCTCAAACTTATTCAAAAGACAACTTGCTCGTGCTCGATGGGGCACCTTGAACTCCAGGGATTTCGAGTTAATAGCCAAATCGTCATGGATCACGGTCTGGAGAGCAAACTATTTGACAAGTTCTCCCGTGTCTACTCGGGACACTATCACACTCGATCGAACAACGGAACAGTCTTCTACTTAGGAAATCCTTATGAGTTGTACTGGAATGATTTAAATGATACTAGAGGGTTTCATATCTTTGATACTGAAACCCTGACTCATGAACCTGTAAATAATCCTCACAGGATGTTTTACAGTATTTACTATGAGGACACAAACTATCAAACATTTGACACTCGTGAATATCAAAATAAGATTGTCCGAGTGATTGTTCGTAAGAAAACAGACCTTAAGAATTTTGAAAAGTTTATTGATAAACTTTATACTTCTAATGTTGCTGAACTCAAAGTAGTAGAAAACTTCCAAATTCAAGAGAATGAGGAGTTTGAAGCTTTTGAATCAGAAGATACACTTTCTATCCTGAATAGATATGTAGAGGAAGCAGAAATTGGACTGGATAAATCCATCGTTCAGAAACTTATTTCCGAAGTATATCAAGAGGCTTGCGAACTAGTGTAGAATGTTTATCCTAACAATCAGTGGCAGAGAAGACGAGGGAGCTTATTCAGTAGTAAATGAAGATGGAGATCAAGTTCTTTATCTTTTTGAAGAAGAAGACGATGCCGCTCGTTTTGCTATGATGTTAGAAGAAGATGACTATCCTGAAATGCATGTAATGGAAATTGATGATGATTTACTTGTAAGTGTTTGTGAAATGCACGGACATGAGTATGTTATCATTACACCTAATGACATCGTGATTCCCCCCAAAGAAAATGATATTGTTTGAAAAAATCCGTTGGAAGAACTTTCTTTCTACTGGAAACCAATTCACTGAAGTTGAACTGAATAAAAACTCAACCACTTTGATTGTGGGGAATAACGGAGCAGGCAAGAGTACAATTCTTGATGCTCTGTGTTTTGTGTTGTTTGGTAAGGCTTTCCGTAAGATTAACAAGCCTCAACTGGTCAACACTACAAACGAAAAAGATTGTCTTGTAGAAATTGAACTGAAGATTGGTTCTACTGACTGGATGATTCGTCGTGGAATCAAACCAAATATTTTTGAGATCTATCGTAATGGATCTGTTCTAGATCAAAGTTCTTCTGCTATCGATCAACAAAAGTATCTTGAGCAGTCTATTCTCAAGATGAACTATAAGTCATTTACTCAGATTGTGATTCTGGGTAGTAGTAACTTTGTTCCTTTCATGCAACTCTCTGCTGCAAGTCGTAGGGAAGTGATTGAAGATCTTCTGGACATTAAGATCTTCTCTTCCATGAATGTGATCATTAAAGAAAAGATTCGATCACTAAAAGAAGAGATTAAAACTCTTGACCTAAAGAAAGAGTCTCTTAACGATAAAGTTCAAATGCAGAAGAACTTTATCGAGGAGTTGGAGAATCTTGGTAATTCCAATATAAATGCCAATAAAGAAAAGATTGTCAATTTGGATAAGGAAATTGGTGATTATATTAAAGAAAATGAATCTGTAGAAGATCCACTTAGA